AAGACTTTTTAAAATACTCATGATGGGGCGCAACTTTTCTCAAAACTTTAAGAACATTAATTCCCTCTTCAAGAGTGGCTCCCTCTTCACCAGCAGCAAAACGGGCTGTGTTGGCTTTTGCTTTCTCGTACTCTGGTGAAGTTGGTTCGGCTAGAGCAGCATTCTCTTCCTGATCGAACTGGTCAAAATACATCTTAAGGTTAGCGACTAGGAAATCAGCATAATCTTCTTTATCAGACTTGAGTGAAAGCATGGCATAACCATCAGCAATCTGCTTTTGGACTTTGGGGAATGTTCTTTGAGCCATTTCCATGCCGGTGTCGTCAAGGGATCCAATCTGAACAAACTCTTTTTCACCAGTAACAGCTTTGGCTACATTTGTAGCTCCTTTTGGAGCCTCTGGCTCTGCTTCTGGTACTTTGTCTTCGATGTCGATAAACTTATCTTCATCTCCACCAACTTCAACTTCAATGTCATCTTCCTCGTCGGCTTCCTGCTCGACAACAACATCTTCAGCTAGGGGCTCTTCGACTGGCTCCTCAAGTGGCTCCTCGGCTGCTTCTTCTGGTGGAAGCTCTGGGTTCTGAGGCATTTGAACTTCTTCTCTTTCTTGATCGCCTGCTCTTCTTTCTTCATCTGAACCAGTCGTAAGATCAACTCTAACTAAAGTATTAATAGCATTCTGAATAACATGTGCTCTAAAAGACTTTCTCTGCTCTGGGCTAGAAGTTAATTGTTCATAGCCTTGTTTAATAATAGGGATTACTAATTTGAGAGTAGTAGCTAGTACATTGATACCTGTAGATCTATTAGGAGTATCAGTGTTAACATCTGTAGCTTCTGTTAGTAGTATATTCTTAATAATAGATCTAAGCTTGTTTTTATTTAAGGCTTGCTTAAATTGCTCTTCTAATCTCTCTTTCTTCTTTTTAATAATACCTGCTCTAATAAAAGCTCTTAGTTTTTGTTCTTGTAGTTTTTCCATAGTATAAATAGCCTCTACTTAATCTTCTTCTCTTATTATAGATCTTCTAGTCATTCCAAGTGGAGCAGAACCATAGCTAGCATTACCACCAGCATTTGAAGACACTTCTACGATCTCGTATTCTTCTAACTCCTCACCTTCAGCCATGGCTCTTGCTTTAAATCCCTCTACCTGACCTAATCTTTTGTTAGCTGCTTTTCTACTTTTGTAGCAGCCATAAGTTCTAAGCTTACCTTCTTTAGTTTTCTTATTCTTAGAAACAACACAGTACTCTTCTTTACCTTTAGTCTTTCTAACTTTCTCAGTAAGTAATACTATATCTAATGCTTTATCAATAGTTTCCATTATAAATCTAACAGATTCATTTAAATTATTTAACTCTTCATCTTCAAATTTATTGGAAACGCTATCGTCTACAAGCATCTCAAAAGCAGCTAGTTTATCTGCTGTTGGCATTGTTTCAGGCATGTGATCAATGGCTTTTGTGAGATCTTGTAAAGTGATCTCTGGGTAAGCATCTACAATGTTTCTAATTGTTGTAGCACTAACTTTTTCAGTTGTGTCGCAACCCTCATCTCTACAAACTGGAAGGACAAAGCCTCTGGCTGTAACTGTGTCAGCATTTTTATTTGATGCTACAGCCTTATCAAGAACAGCTTGTGGATATCGTTTTGCATCAGCTTCAGAAGTTAGAAGCATGATGTTCTCGTTTGGACCAGCCTTCTCGCCAATGTATTCGTAAGCAGCACCGATTGGGCTTGGTTGAGATGCAATTTCAACACTAACTGGCTTGGTGATGTTGGCTGCTGAAATAAACTTTTCAAAAATAGCCTTTGCCTTCTCAGGTGTAATCTTTGGACTACGAACCTTTTTGCCGGGTGCTGAAATGATTACTTTAATCTCATCAACTTCAGGATTCTTAGCTATTCTTTCAATGATGCTTAAGTGTCCCTTATGTGGTGGCTTAAATGATCCTGGGAAGATAGCAATATTTTTAGCTTTTACTTCCTTGGCTGCTTCTGGCTCAGCGGCTCTAAATGATGTAGCCTCACCACCCAAAATGAACTCGCCAGTAATCTTGGTGTCGAAGTCATCACCAGATAGCCTGATAACAAGCCCCTCGTGCTCTGTAGCGGGTCCTGAGACGGCAGGGTGGTCTACTACCATGTTATTCATAATAACATTGCCTAAGAGCCTTGTACCGTGCCAAAATACAGCACCATCAATAGCTCTTTGGTAGTCTTCGTCAGAAGCTAGTAGCTCGTCTAAAGGAATCTGTCTCTCTGGATCTGCGTTTGTGTCCGCAGCGGAAGCGCCAAGAACAGCTTTGTAAATCTCTTTGCCTTGTGCTGGCGGTTTACGACCATCAACAGTTTTAACAGTTTCGCCAATTCTGTTTTTAGCAGCTTTGAGTCTATCGCCTAGTGTCTCTTCTCTGATGTCGCCAGTTGAGTAAGTCACTGGAACCGGAACATTCATAACTGAACTGAAATCAAAATCGCCAGTTGATGTAGATGGAATAGATGAGTAAACCTTAAAGCCATACTTATCAGCAACTTTATTTAGTTTTTCTACCAATCTATCCATAACTTCTTGATCGTAAGCTACTGGAACTGAAGGATCTTTAATTGCCTTATTAGTCTCTGGATCTATTGGTCTTTCTAATCCTGGTCTTGCTGGTTGACCCTTTCTATTTTTCTTTTCATAGAATTGGCTAACACCATGAATTTTTAAGAAGTCGTGATCGTAAGCTAGGACGTTAGTTGTTCCCTTGACGTATTCCATGTTGAAGAACTTAGTTGGATCATCAAGTACGCCTAATTCTTTTAGTTCAGGCTCAGCGTCTTTTAGGGCGTCATTAAAAATGCCTAAGACATTCTCACCGGCTGGAATCATTCCGTGACCAGCGCTGAATCTTTCAGGTAAGCGATCTACTGTGATGCCTTCAACATCAATAGGTTTTGATGAACCACGATCCATAGCAAATTGCTTGCCTTCTGGAGTATCAACAATCTTAATACTTGTATTTACACCGTCGATCTTTGTGTCTGGGCGATTACCACCCTCAATTTCAGAACCAATTTGTTCAAACTTTTTGATTAAATCTTCACCAGTTTTGACATCATCTAAATCAAATGGGTGGCGCATATGACCACCAGCCCCACCTTCGGTAAGGAGTTCTTCATTGATGATCTCTTCTATTAATAATTTTAATACTTTACTATCAATCATTTAATTCTTTCCATTAAAAGATCGGCTAATTTATTATGCTTATCTTTTTTAATTTTACGATAAAAATCTAAACTCTCTGTCATACCTTTTCTTGAAGCTGTTACGTCAAGCCATCTATCAACTTTATCACCACTTTTAATAGTAAAATTATTATCTTGCCAGACTTTTAATACGTCTGGCGCCTCAACTTGAAGAATTTGAGATATTAATTTAATCGCTTCATCACTTAAAATACTGGCGCTTTCTAAGTTATCTATCGCGGCTTTATTTTTAGCAGCAAGATCAGTACCAGTTTTAGTTCCATAAGTTGCGATATAGATTATATTCCCAACTGGCTTTCCAACACAACCTTTTGTAATTGGGTAATTATCACATCTAGAAGGTCCAGTTGGTCCTGCTGGAGTTGGCGATGGTTTCTCCTTACCAATTGGACCTAATACCTTATCAGAATTTAAAAATGGAGCAATCGCTCTTTTGTAATCATCACCATCAAGGTCGCCGTCAATTCCATTTCGGAGAGTATCCCAGGTTTGACCATACTTAGCATCGAATCTAAGTTCAACTTTTCTAGCCAATTCTGGCTTGTCCATTAGCTGACCGCCCAAGCCAAAAACAACTTGCTTTTTAGTTCCAACGCCTTCCAGTGCGTCATAATATCCATCAACAAATCTTTCAACTTCAGCACGGGATGTAAGATCACTAGCGGTAACTTCTTCTTCACCAATTTTAATTGGTTGTAATCCAAGGTAAGTTATAATTGCGCTTAATGAAGCAAGTCCATCTGGATCGCTTGTGACTTTTCCAAATGCCTGTGGATATTTCTTAGCTAGCGAAACGAACGCATTAATGTAAGGCTTTACCATAGCGCCGTCTTTAACTTCATACTTATCGCCTTTCTTATTTAAGACAATTTTTTTATTTTTAATATCATCATTAATGAGAGCAGCCATCATACCAACGATTACTAGAATATCTTTGCTGTTGAAGCCGGGAACTTGAATGAATTTTCCAAATCCCAATCCTGTTTTATTTCTACCACCGTAGTCTAGACCAAAAAACGAAGAAGTCCAAGATTCCTCAGAGGAAGCTGTCTCATAACTATAGCCTCCTGGCTTGCCTTGTCCGAGGCATTTCACATTTCTAATACACAAAGTTCCATAAAATCCAAAATAAACATCTAATTCATCTTTAGCATATTTGGGACTTCTCTCCCCTCTTTTAATTCTATCTTTTTGTTCTTCAGTTTCTGTTTGAGAAAGAAGAAATGCGTTAATACCTTTTCCAATATAATATCCTGCTTCTGCGGCTGATAAAACAGAAAATGCGGCTCCAAGAGCAGCCCCGGCTCCAGCTTGCCCAGCTAATTGAGCGCCCGCCGACATCGCAGCTTTTTCAGCAGCAGCTTTCGCTGCTGTTCTAGCTCCAATGTTTGCTACTTTGCCTCCCTGGGCAGCTAGCTGAGCGCTAACTCTCGCAGTCATTCGTTCACCAGCTTCAGTGGCTGTCTTTCTAGCTGCTAGTTCAATCGCCTCTTGCTCTGCTTTAGAAATACCTTTTTTAACTGCTTGGTCTTTAAGCTGTTTAATGGCTTCTTTTTCTGCTCTTGCTACGGCTCTTTTACTAATTCCTTTGAGGCTTTTAGCAGCTTTTTGTTCTGCTTGCTTTGCCGCCTTTAAAGCCCTTTCTGCTTTATCAATCTTAAGTGTACCGGGTCGAGCCTTGAATGGACCCTGCTGAGCGGCTTTTAAGCTGTCTAATTTTTTAGCAGCATCAAGAGCCTTTTGAGAAGCTTGAGCCAATTTTTTTTCTGCTTCTATGACTTTACCACTATTTTTAACTAATTGTTTTGCTAATTCGTCTTTGCCTTTTTTCGCAGCTAATTCAGCGCCTTTTTTAACAGCAGTTGCTGTTCTTCTAGCTATGGATCTCTCAAGCGTTTTCTGAAACGCCTTTTTGCCAGCTTCTCTAGCAGCAACTTCGATTTCCTTGGTTGTCATTTTTTCGATTAGCTTACCGCTTGCTTTATCAAATATAAATTTTGATGTTTTTCCAAAATATCTTTGTTGAGCAGCAGCATTTTTCCAAAAGCTTTTTATTCCTTTTCCAATATTGTTTCTTACAGCGCTACTGCTTTTTTCCATTACGGTCTTAAAAGGTTTTGCTATTGCTCTTAATGCTCTTCTAGTTCGGCTAGGACTTTCAAGATTTTTAGCTGCTAATGCCTCAACTTTAGCAATTTCTTCTGCTCCAACACCTGCGGCTTTCATCGCCTCTATTATTGCTTTTGGATTCTGTTTAAATAGACCAAGAAAACCTTTAACACTGGCAACTGAAACGCCCAAACCACCAGCCCCAGCAGCGGCTCCAAGAGCTACGTCTCCAGCGCTGTAGCCTGGAGCCTCACCACGTTGAATACCCCTTTTTATAGAATCGGGAATGTTGTCCTGTTCCATTAATAAAGAATTTAATCGCTTTAGCCTTTGTTCTTGAAGTTTGTTCATTTTTTATCTCTCTATATTCTCAACAAGCTTTTTGAATTTATTATTTAAAATATTTTTTCTATAATTATTTAGATTATCAAAAGCTAAAGATTCTTTAAATACTTTCTTTTTATAGTTGTCTTCAAAGTCTCTGAAATTCATTATGTTTCCCATAGTGTAAGCTTCGTGTTCCATTCCACGCATATGCTTATCATCTTGGGCGTATCCTAGTTCGGTATCTCTACCACCTAAATCACCACGACAGTTTTGAACATGGTGAATAAGTTCATGAGACATAGACCTTAAAATATCTTTAAGATGCCTGCCTGTAACATAAATTGTAATTTTAAGATTATCGGGATTGTAGTGGGCTGTTGTACCTAAAGGATTTTTAGCATTGTCCTCATCATCTAAAAACTCAACTTCTACTGGTTTATTGAAGTCTAAATTTTTTGATGAGTAATCTGTAAAATTGTCGATAAGCTCCATATTGGAACTGTAGATTCCGTCTTTGGAATTATCAGTCACTTTAATCATGTAATAAATAGTTTATTATCATGAGAATAGACTAATTGCTTGTCCAACACCGGGAATTTGCTTTACAAGTCCAACGAAATCAATTTCACAGATGGCATTAGCAATTTCATCAAGAGAACCATCTTCTTTCATTTGCTCAGTAGACATCTTTTCTAAAAAGTCGCCTACTTCATCAGCAGCGCCAGATACTTTTCTCAGAGCAGGAGCAAGCTTGCCTAAGATTCCTGTAAAGTTGCCTGTCCTTCTATCAAAAAAGAATTCAATTTCATCTGTAATCTCGTCAGTAACTGTGTCGGCAACGCTTTTAACTAAGTTTACAGCCATTGTTTCACAAAATGATGATTTTTCATCACCAAACAACTTCATAATATCTTTTAAATCTACATTTGCTAAAGTTCTTGTAAATGTTTTGTAAATTAGTGTAGCTTTTACGTTTGGGTTTGCCTCAATATCAAAAATTTCATCTAAAATCTTTTCAATAATAGCTTGTTGTATTTCAGTGGCAACAGCTTTACTAAAAGCGTTTCCTTCACCGCTAATCATCCCAGTAAAAAAATCACCTAATCCACTGAGAAAGCCTTTTTCTTGCTCGGTTAATACATTTTTTCTACAGCAATTTTTTCTTGATTTAATCTCTACGATAATAGCCATTTACTTTTTCCTTCTATTCTTACAAAACTGTTTCATTGTGAAGCCTTTTGGATTGGCGCACTTTTTAGCCCTTTTTCTTCTTTCTGAAGCAGACCACTTTTCATAAATAGTTTCTTTTTCTACTAAGAATCTGCCTCTATCACCTGTGTTTGGATCTACAGATCCAGCATAGCCCATGTAAGCTATTTTCTTGTACGGTCTTGGTCCTGGGAACCTTGTTCCATAAATTTCAACATTCGCAGATGTTGAAGCTTCCTCCAATCCACCTGGAGCACCAGGAGGCGCTGAAAGATAATTTGGTTTAGGTTGATGAATGTAGGGCTTCATCTTTTTACTCTTTTTACGAGGTCTAAAAGCCTTACCTCCGCTTTTTAATCCTAACAGAATTGGAACATTAATTTTATTAATTTTAATTGATTGCCTTTGATATTTTTCCATTTCATCCAAAGACAATGATTTATCAATTGAATCATTGATTTCATTTAGGAGAGCTTCTAAAAAACCATTGTTTCTCAATTCTTTGAAAACTAAGTTCTCAGTTGAGAACTCACCGCCCTTCTCCAAGCCAGCTTTTCTCATATCCATAATTTTGTCTTTAAATTTTTCAAGTCTTTCAACTTTATCATAAAGGTCTTCGGTGTTAATTATGAGCTTAGCTTTGTCTATTAGATTTTCAGCCTTCCTGCGAATCATATTATCATCGATATCGACATAAACTGGTGTTGGTTTAGTAATCCACTCGCCATTTTTAACGCTGTAAACCGCCGTAGAATAGTGTGGTTCGCTCGCATCTTGTGGATACAACTCTACCTCTCTATCTTTGATTTTAATGTCGTGACGGTCATTGTAGAGGGCTTTCTTGGCTCGTAACATCTTCTTTACGAGGTCAACATTATCATCGATATCTTTGTAGTCTAAAACAACGTGAAGATCAATGTCTGATTTAGGACCGTAGTGGAAGTTAGCCATGCTGCCTGTGAAGGTCACATCTTTAACGAATTCTTCTGGAATGTCGAGATACTCAGCGAAGTGAATAGCAATCTCTATTAGCTTACGACGAACCTCGGGATCTAGCTTCATGCCGTCCCAAAGCTCGGGGTTTAAAGTTTTGCCGATAGTGATTTCAATCATTAAGCTTTAAAATCTCCATCAAAGCCTTCAACGTCAACTAATTCAACTTGTTTGCCTGCTTTTTCTCTTAGCCAAGCGTAAGCAGTTAAAATTTTATTTTGGTAGTTCTCATTAAAAGCAATTGGAGCGCCTGTTTTACTAGACAAGTCTTTAAATTGTTTATTTTGTCTAAAAGAGCCTGCGTTGTAAGCTGGAAATGCTTTTCTTAAGTCTCCTTTATACCTGCTTAACTGTCTTCTCATTTCTGCCGCGCCAATCATTAAATCAGTGATCATAAACTTAATTTTATCTTGTTTGGTTTTTACCTCATCACCTCTTTGTTTTGTCATGTACTTGTCCATAAACTCTTTATCTAATTGAGGGACACCTTTTCCAGTCTCTAATCTTCTCCAATATCCTCCGAAAGTATCAGGACAGCCTCTAAATGGCTTTATTTTAGATCTCGGGTGTCTTCTTCTGGTGTATTCTTTCTCAATTGCTTCTCCTTTTACAGTACCACCGCCAGGAACTTTGTAAAGGACTTTTCTTCTTTGATTATATGATTTATCATCGAGATATTTATATTCTGGCTTGAACCCGCCATACTTTTCTGGATTTCTCATAAATTGTCTTCTATAAATTGTTAAATGTCCTCTCCAAAAGCTATCCCACTTTTTCTCTGGAACAGGTCTACAAACCTGTGTTAAACCATAACTTCCATCAAAAGACATGCTAAATACTTTTTTAGGAGACCCACCAGTCTCTGTCCAAGAAACTGCTAATAAAACTTCTGGTGGAATGTTCATCTTTTTAGCAACAAAATTAATCAAATCTATCATAGACAAGTTACTTGGATCTTCTCCCTGTTGCTCGTTCATTCCGTAAGATCCTCGATCTGAGACAAAGTTCAAGAATCTATTTGCGCTTGAAGGTCTAGGAGTTCTTCCAACGTATATGTGTTTTGTAGAAGAATCCTCTCCAGATCCAATAGCTTTATAATTTTTTCCTCCAACGGTTACTGTATCTTGAGTCACTTTGACGCCACCAGCAGGCGCTTTTTTTGCCTTTTCTGGAGCAGCAGTATCAGAAGTAACACCAAGCGCAGCTAGCGTTTGTGGTCCTGCGCAGCCGTCTGGGTCTAATTTATTTAAGACTTGAAAATTAATAACAGCCTCTAATGTTTCAGGTCCAAACTTTCCATCAACTTTAAAAGTTTTTGGATTTTTTATTGCTTTTTTATCTACAAGGGCTTGTTGTAAGATTAAAACTTGATCTTCCATTTGACCATAATTTCTTAAGCCAGCGCCGATTGCTAAAATGTTGCTTCGTAAACATCTCCTAGCTTTTACTCTTGCTTTTTGCTTTAGTTGTTCCATGTTTGCTGCCTGAGCAACAGGTGGCGCTTGTGTTACGCCTGGGGTTCTTTGAGCAGGACCACCAACAGCCATACCGACACCTTTACCAGTTATTTTCTGGAATAACGCATTAGCAAAATTTTGAGCATCTGTACCAGTCAAGTGTACGCCGTCTCCACTTGTTACATCATCAGCTAAAAAACCTGCTTCATGTGGATTAACTACTTCGACCCCTTTTGCTGCTGCTGCTTGAGCAGTTAAATTTGCCGCCATTTTTCTTTTTTCTTTGTATTCTGGCGTGTGGGCTTCTTTGCGAAAAATTCTTTTGACAGCAGCAGGATTTCCAGTTCTTCCTGGTGGAGCCGCTCCAATTACTATTTCCACATCTTCTCCAAATTTTTGTCTAATATTATCTATAAGCTGAGATACAAGAGCTTCAGTCTGATCAAGCATATGAGTGTTATTACCGCCAGTAAAAACAACGACTAAATTTACTGGGCGATTTACTTTCAAGGCATTAATTCTTTTTATTGTTTTATCTGTACTTTCGCCACTTTTATATGTAATTCCAGGCTTATGTAAAACATCAAATCCTTTAGATCTTAAACTTTTTGCTAAAGCTCCTCCAGAATAGTAAGTTTGACTATCACCAGCTACAATTGCCAAAGGCTTGCCTTGTGGCTTTGTTCTTTTTAGCTGTTCTGGATCCACCATGCTTCTACCAAAGCTTGGATCTTCATCGCCCATGGCGCTCTGAAGACCACTAGCGGCTGAAACCTGCTCTTCTATAACATTAAAAGTGTCTTTGTTGTTTTTCTCATTTAATAGTTTAAGAAATTTATAAGTTAAATTTTCGCCTTTTTTATCCCACATTATCTATTCTTCCTTATTATTTTAACTAGCATATTGTAGATCTCACGGACAAACTCTTCTAGTCTATCAACGGAGTCTTGAGTTGTATGAAGGTCAGCTTCAAGCCTCTTCATTGGATCTTTTGCCTTAGATCTCTTCTTCGCCGGTCTTCGTAAAGAGACAATGCGAGGAACATCAATTCCCGTTGTGGTGAATTCATTTAGTAGTTCCTCGCGGATAATCTCTTTTACTTTTGATTCAGTTATCTTCATTTTCCATCACACGAATAACAGCGATATCTTTCTCTTGACCGCCTGTCCTATATTCATACTCTAAATAGTGTTTAACTGCTCCGAGATAATCGGCTGCTTTTGTGATCTTGGATTGAACCCAAGCTTCTAGCTCGTCGTCGTCGCCAATGTTGTCCATAATCTCTTGAGCATACTTGGCTGCTCTAAAAAGTTGAGACTTAGCCATTCTACCCTCATCATCAGGATGGTCAAGCTGTCTAACTGGAGCTTGATCACCGCCAACTGGCTCTGGCATCATAGTGTCCATGTTAACTCGCTTCATTTGACGAGGCTGAGTTGGTGGTGGTAACATAGCAGCACACTGCTCTTCAATTATCTTTCTAAGTTCTGCTTTTGTGATTTTCATGCTTCTTCTCCTCTCATCTCGCCCTCTAGCTTATTAAGAAGATCCATAAGGGCAGTCTCACTCATGCCCTCTTTATCTTCCATGCCTTTAAACTCATCAGCAATCTTATCTTTGAGCTTCTTAAGCATTTTTTTAAGAGTGTCGGCAGCCTTCTTTTCATTTAAGACATATTCCAACTCTTCTTTAATAATTTCTTGAAGTTGTGTTTTAGTAACTTTCATTTATTGTCCCTCATCCTTTCGGTTTTTTTCTTTGAAGCTTCTTTTCGCTTTTCAGCATATTCAAAAGCTGTCTTGAGTCTCTTTTTAGTGTCTGGATCTTTAGCATTGTTGTATGCTGCTCTGACCCTTTGGTGTATTAAATTAATTATCTGTGATTGGCGAGCATGTGATTTAGATTTAAAACTTTTTTTAGCTAAAGTTTTTCTAATATCTGCTGCTGTTCGAAACTTTACTGAAACTGTATCGGTTGGGTCTTCATCTGTGTAAAGACGACGACTTGAGCCTTTTGGCTTCTTTCCAGTTCCTACTTTTGGATCTTTAGCTTCTTGTATAAACTCATTCCAAAGTTCTAAGATTTTATCCATAAACTAAATAGCCCTAAAGCTTTGAAATGGCTTTTTTAATTAGATCGTCTGAGTTGTCTGGCTTATCATAGTCCTTTAGCTTATCCATAGCCACCCATTCGTAGCCATCATGCTCTTTATAGACCTTCTGGGCATCTACATTGCCTTCAAAGTTTTTACAGGCAAAGACATGAACATCTCTTTTATCTGGTGAGACTACTTTATCCAAGAAAACTAGATCTTCTGGTAAAACTTTGATACCAGTTTCCTCAGCAGTTTCTCTTATCGCAGCTTCTTCAGGTGTTTCGCCCTTTTCTGCTCCACCACCTGGGAATCCCCACTTACCACCGTAAGGGACATCATCCTTTCTCTTTAAAAGTAGAACTTTTTTACCATCAAAGTAAATTACGATAGAAGAGAATTGTCTTGCTCTCTTAGATTTAATTTCAACTATCAACACTAGGCTTCTCCATCTGCTGTTACAGTCATTAATGTTTGGTATCTAAGTTTATCATAAACTTTGGTAAACATTTCACGATATTCTGGATTAGAAATGTTAGATTTTTCAAATTCATCTAATAAAAACCATAGAGAAGAGTTTTCGTCCTCCAATCTTTTGATTTCAGCTTCTAGATCGTTTATTTTTTGTTTCATTTCACTGTAATCCATTGTTAATTATCTCCTTGATTGCCTTAAGTGGAGAGCAAATCACTAAATGTTTAAAATCTGTTGTTGTCGCACTAATAACCCCAATTACTTCACCTCTTTTGTTTAAAACTGGCGATCCTGACGACCCACCAATGGCTGGAATGCTAAAAATAGACCTTCCGTAAGCATCGCCGCTATAAATCCCAGCAAAAAGTGGTACCATGTCTTCACCAAAGATACCAATTGGTGATGCTATGTTATATGCTGGATCACCGAGCTTTGGAGGGTTGCTTGATATGCGATAAGCTGGTAAATCAACCCTTGTAGTCCGTAAAAGACATAAATCACTTTCTTTATCAAGCGAAACAATTTCAAAATCATGTTTTTTGTTTTTAAGAGTGATTCCATAGAACTGAATATCTGCTCTAAAGCCTGGAAGCTGTGTTAATCTACCAAAATTCATCTCACAAACATGTCCAGAGGTCAAAAGATACGAATATTTTTCTTTATGAGCGACAATAAATGATGAAGCGGACGATCCATACTTCTTTGTTATACAATGTTTTGGGTTTTTTGGGTTACAAGCTGTAATTTCAATTATTTTTTCGACTTTTAAAAAGGTTCCTTTAAAAAATGGAGAACTTCGGTTGTAAGTTGGACTTGAACAACTATTTAAAATCAGTAAAGTAGCTATCAAAAAAATAAATCTCATATAGTAACTACTTTGGAGGATAAGGTTTGTATAAAACATTAGTATTTTTAGGTTTTATTTTTATAGCCGCACCAATTAGTCTACCAACACCAGTTCATAATGTAAATAAAAAACAACAAGAACAAATTTTTAAAAGCAAATTTGAAAAAGCATACGAACTAAAGACTTATGATCAATTTGAAAGAGATTTTTTCGAAAAATTTGAAAAAGTTTCTAAAAAGTGATATACTAAGGTGTGGAAATATACCGATTTGTTAAAATTTATAGCATCACCAAGTGTTGTTATAGCAGAATAATAGAAATAATGCGAGATCTGAGCGACTACAGCGAAAAAGTCATCGAAGATCTCGCAGAATTCGTTTTAGTTCTTAGTGAAACTATGATTTTTATTGAAGATCTGATGGAATCAGTTGATAATAATACTGAGATAATAACAGACAGTGTAATTTTGAAAGAATTTCATAATCTGTTGAAGACCGCCGCAGAATTAGAAGTTAAATTAGAAAATTATGTTCCAATTTATTTAAATTAATCACTTTAGATAGCTTTCTTTAGCTGTTAAAAGTAATTCTCTATAAAAAGACTTCTTTAGCTTTAATAATTTTTCAAATTTTGCTCTAGTTCTAGACTCCATCCAGATTGTAGATGGCTTTTTTATGTTTCCGTCGATCAACTGGTCACTAAAATCATAAAATTTTGAACTAGCCTTCTTTGGCTTGGCAAAAATTGGTCCTGATATCAACAAGATTAATAAAAATGGCAATAATTTTTTCATTTTATGCCCTCCAACAATAACTAGTTAAATTAATTTTTGATTCATGCTACCATTAAACTATGAGTAATAACTTAAAAAGAAAAATTAAAAGAAAAGAGTATGTAAAAGAGAGAAAGATCTCTGAAAAAGAGTTAGCTTCAAAGATGAAGAACATCTTTTTACCTGATCAATGCTCTAATTGTGAGAAACCCTTTGATAAAAAGAGCAGAGAAATGGCTATGACTTGGAAGGTTGTTGCTAGGGAGGAGCGAAAGCACCTAATTTGCCCCACTTGTTGGGATCTTATAGAAAGAATTGATCCCCTACTCGGAGAGCGAGAGCCGAAGCCTGCCCCGCATCAAGCTCAATCACATACTGGGCAGGAGCAGGAGACTCAATAGACTCCTCAGACTCAGGCTTGGCATTCAAATGGATACCTACAATCTCACCATTTTCATCTAAAAATACAATGTCTAATGGAATGTAAGTGTTTTTCATCCAAAATGATCGCATCTCAGGCTTGTTGTAGATAAAAAGACCGGCTGTGTTGGGTCCTAGTGGCTCTTTACGGTACATTAAACCCTTAGCTTGTTCTGCTGGGCTTACAAATGGGATGAAGTTCATGTTTCTACCGCGAAACTTTAGGCTTGATGCTTCTAAAATTTGCCACTTTTTCCATGTATAGAGCATATACTAAGTAGTTTGAGCGGGCTAAACCTGCTTGACTATGTTGACTGGTTGCTGTATACTAATAATATATTTTGGAGGCAACATGCGAAGTTTATTTTTACTCTTTTTAATCTTGATTACACTACCAGTTCACTCTTTAGAAATCAAAAAGTATGATTACAAAAGATATATTGCTGGAAATGATCACATTCAAGTAGAAATCACATGCGACAAGCCAAGAGATGACTTGTTTAAGTCTGCAAAATACAAACTGATGAGGTATCAGCGGTCTTATAAACCACAAACAATTAAAAAATACTTAAAAACAATTGTTATCTGCGAAAAACTAAGAGCGGGTAATGAAAAATGGGTACGAGGAACTTACAATGTTCAAAAAAGAATGTTGATTCTTGAAGTTGACCGTAAAACTGACGACCTAGAGTATGTTTTCCATCATGAATTCAGCAGCATTCTTCTATTGACTAACACTAATATGAAAAAGTTTGCGATTCAGTGGATTAAAAATAATCGTAGTGATTACGGTAGTGATTGGGATAATGGTTCTGATACTGGCTGGTCTGCTGAAAATCGATCAATTAGAAAAAAAGGGTTCATGTATCCCTACTGTCTGACTAGTTTTGAAAATGACTTTAATATTATTGCTTCATTTTACAAATCAGATTATCTAAAACATATTTTAGAATCTGTATCCTACAGATACCCTTTAATTAAAAATAAATATAAAATTATTAAAACCTTTTATAACAAATATTAAGCAAATACATCATATGTCTAAAACAACTTTAATCCTACTCGGCTCTCTTATGCTCTTACTAGGGCAAGTCTTCGCTTGGTTCCTAAACAACTCTCAATTTGTTTGGGACTGGTGGAAAGATAAGCCGCTAGTTACTTCGCTAATTTTTGCCTTTCCAGTTTCACTTTCCTTTTGGTGGGGATCTAAATGGTCTTATGCTGGATTAGAATCTGCTTGGGGCTCAAGATTGCTTGGCTTTGGATTGTCTTATGTTAGTTTTCCAATTCTTACTTGGATATTTTTAGGTGAATCTGCTTTTACTCCAAAAAATATTGTAAGTTCTTTACTTGCTTTCACACTTGTTGGGATTCAAATCTTTTGGAAGTAGTGGTATAATAGTTATACTAGAGGTATGACTATGCGAAAGTTACTTTTTATTTTACTAATCATCGGCGGTTGCTCCAAAGCACCAACTTTTACACCAATAACATTTGCTGATGCGGGAAATTATATACCACCAACTGATGCTATTAGTCCAGTAAAAGATATTGTTGAAGACACTACTTCTTTACCAGATACGACGACTCCGGTTGAGGACACTTTTACCCAACCTGATACAACCGCTGATACAGGTATCGACACAACTGATACTACTTCTAAACCAGATACAGCAAAGCCCGACACTGGTCCTGTAAAAACCTGTGTGGATAACGACGGTGATGGCTATGGTCTTGGCTGTTACAAGGGTGGCGATTGTGACGATAACAACCCAAACTTTGCCTCCATCTGCCCCGACTGCTCAAAACAAAACTGGGAAGGCTGTCCTTGTAAGTCAACAGCAGCAAACTGTTATTCAGGTGACCCACAGTGGATAGGCAAAGGCATTTGCCAAGCAGGAATCCAACTTTGTAAGTCAGGTTATTGGGGAATGTGTACTGGCGAAAAGCTACCACAACCCGAAGCCTGCGATAGTAAGGATAATAACTGTAATGGACTTATTGACGAAGGAGTTCTTTCTTCTTGCGGAACTTGCGACCTTTCTTGTGTAAAACAACAACTGGGACCAGACTTTGGTAAACCCTTTGATATTAATGGAAAAAAAGGTCTCAAGATAAATGCTAATGGTTACATAGAGTTGGACATAGGCAAGACCTCCACTAACCTCAACCACATTTGGATCGCAAACTCTTCTGAGAACACTGTCTCAAAACTAAACACTAAAACAGGTGTCGAAGAAGGTCGTTACAGTATTTGTTCTAACCCTTCTCGCACATCTGTGGACCTCAACGGTGACTGTTGGATAGGTTGTCGTGGAGACGGTTCAGTTGCGAAGATAAGAGTGAATAAAAAAGATTGTGTCGATAAAAACGGCAATGGCTCTATTGATACTTCCTCTGGCAAAAATATTGTTTCAGGTGACGAGTGTATCCAGTTTATTGTAAACCCTGATGGTTCAACCGTTGCCCGTGCAGCAGGTGTTGATAAAGACAACCATGCTTGGTTTGGTTTTTGGAATAGCAAACGACTTCGCAGGCTGGAACCAACCGCTGGAAAGTCCGTAGACCAAATAAACATCGGTTGTAACCCTTATGGACTTGTTATTGACCAAAAGGGCATTATTTGGATTGCTGGTCGTGGTTGTTCTGCTCTTCTACGAGTTGACCCTGTTACCAAAGCAGTTCAAAATGTAGGCAAAGGCGGTGGCTCACCCTACGGCATCAATGTAGATATGTTTGGTCGCATTTGGGTAGCAGACACGACAACTTCATCTTCTCGCTATGACCCCGTAACTAATAAATGGGTTACGGTCAAGCATAATAATAGAAGCCGTGGTATCGCAACTTCTAACGATGGACATGTTTATGTTGCTCTTGATACAACTTCCTCAGTAGCAAAAATAAATGTTATTACTCTCACAGTAATGAGCCACATTTCGCTAGGCTCTGGTAGATACCCTGTGGGTATCGCTGTGGACTATGATGGGTTTGTATGGGCTGTAAACCAACAAAAGGCTTCTGCTACAAAGGTTAACCCAAACACAAACTCGGTTGTTGGTGAGTATTCTGTGGGCAAAGGTCCATACACCTACTCAGACATGACCGGATACACCCTTCATAACTACACAGCACCAAAGGGCGACTTCCAACACACATTTGGTTACGGTGGCTGGGGTGGTACTGTTGCTGAAACAAAAACAACTACGGAGTGGGAACAAATAGACCTTGAGTTTGTGACCCCCGAAGATTCTTTTATTGACCTCCGATACAGAGTGGCTGACGATCTTAAACTAATGGATGCAACCCCGTGGTCTAAAAAGGTTGGACCTTTCCCGCCAAACAAGTTTCCCTACAAGTTGCAAGGAGTCAAAGGCAGGTTCTTGCAGGTTGAGGTTTTTATGCAAGCGAGTAAAAACAAAATATCCCCAGTTATCAAGTCTCTCGCTGCAAAGGGTAAGACGATTATTCTTCCATAATCGTATCAAAGATGTGTTGTTCGTGAGGTTTAAGATGGAGTCTTTTAATTCTCTCAAAGTTACATTCTAAATCTTCGATAACTGAGTCTTTTATAGGATACATCCAGTAATAAGCTGAGGATGTAAAATACTTCGAAATCCTTTCATAGTTGGGTTCTTTTTCATATAACCACCAACGGACAGCCATGGTCATTGTGTATCCTCTCAACTCAATCTCAGACCTGCCGAGAGAAGGTAAGGGAAGGATACAAAGAGCAAATAAGAAAAACCAGGGGTTCCAGAA